GCATAAGCGCTGTTAGGGCGCGCTTACCACCAACTGACGTTGTTGAGAAACGCGCGTTTAACTCTTCATCAGAGCCTTGCACACATTTCACAGCCATGCCTAGTTGGTTTTCCCAACCACGCGCAGCGCCACTAGGAGGTGGCCCAAGATCTACCGAATCAAGATCGACATTTATCGGATACATCTTCTCAGCCAATACTTCGCCTTGTCCCCAAGCAATAAAGCCGTGGATGAAAGAAAAAGGATTGACCGCCCATACGCTAGTCTTGTCAATTTCAGTCTGGTCAGCGCCGACAACCCAGTGGCCGGTCTTGTCCATCTTGATAATTGCCGCGTTCATAGGCGCAAAGTCGGTTTTAACCGAACGCAACACCTGTGAAAGATTAGCTATTACGTTATGTTCAACATTAAACTTTACTAAATCGGACATTACTTCACCTGTAGTTTAAGTGTGGCAGCACGGATGTGCTTGCCGAGTTGCAACACGGCTGGACGCGGATCTGACTCCGGCGCAATCGTGTTACCCGTTGAAACAGCGACGACGTGATCTTTCGGCAAGTCTAGCTTGTGTTTCTTCAACACCTTCTCTAGCTGCGCTGGCGATCTTAACTTCGTCTCTGTTAATTCATCAAGTTCCAGTCCCATTTCTTTAAGAGCTTCCAATGCGCCTTCGTCGTTGACCCACTGGCGGGTCGGACGCTTTGGCACAAGTTTAAATCCTGGGATAACGATACCGTTCTCAAGCGCTTGCTGCGCCATGCTGCGTATTTCTTTAGCCCACTCTTCAACGCGGTCAGCGATAATAAGCGCATTGCTGTAGCCCTCCGGCGATATGCTGTTTAATTGTATCCGCAATGCGCGCTCTGTCTCGCCCGTCATTGCAGGGCAGATAGGTTTAGCAGGGCACCACTTGCAATGATCGCCAAGCGCCACAGGCGGATTAGGCCGTAGCGCCGTAGTCACAGCATCATACAACTCACGCTCAAACGCCTTAACGCGCCCAGGCGTTGTAAGCCAACGCTTGACATATGGCGGCTGGACAATGACACACTCTATTTCAGTAACGCCCTCGAACGCCCAACGGGCTTCGTCAGTCCGCATAGCCGCAGCGGCATAAAACATAAGCTGATGGTTCTCGACAGCATCCACCGCCACCCCATCACCAAACTTCCAATCGAGAACAACTGCACGATTGCCAATACGACCAATGAGGTCACAGGATCCGAATACGCCAGCTAGATACCCTCCGAATGAAACGGAAACTTCAGTCTGAAATTCCATCTTTGTGTCAGGATCAATCTCATTCAACGCATCAAGGGCAGGGCGTAGTTTACGCTCAATGAGATCATCGCCAAGACCGAAATCATCAGGAGATGCACTGTGAGAGAGGATCTTGTCCATTGCGTCATGTAACAGTGATCCTTCCTCTGCATATTTTGATGTTGGTTTTGGGGGAACGGATTGCGCCAGCTTCACTGAGCCAGGGCAGTTCATTACGCGCTTCGCTGTGGAACCGCCGACTATATCCGAGTGCATTGTAGACTACCTTTCGTGATTTGCATACTAGACAATTTATTACAGATGTGTCAATAAGTTTTTTATGACTGATTTGGAAAAAGACATTGAACGCTACTTTGTTAAGTCCGTTCAATCACTTAACGGCCTTGCGTTTAAATTTAACAGCCTATCGAATCGCGGCGTTTCTGACAGAATTGTTTGTTTACCAAACGGCGAGACATGGTTTGTAGAACTGAAAAAGGACGGAGGCAAGCTGTCCGCATTACAAAAATTATTTGCCGAAGATATGCGTAAATTGAATCAGCGTTATGCGTGCCTCTGGAATCGTGAACAGGTAGATAGATGGACTTACGACCGTATCAACATGAAGCCGCAGACTTTCTCTTCGCACGCGATAGAGCACTGATTCTTGCGCCTGTCGGCGCAGGTAAAACAGCAATAACATTAACCGCGATGACAGAAATGTTAGCCCGCGGCTTCGTTGATCGCTGGTTAGTGCTTGCACCAAAGCGCGTTTGCACTGATGTTTGGCGACAGGAAGGGCAGAAATGGTGCCCTGAATTTGATATATCTGTTGCAGTTGGCACGCCAGCGCAACGCAAAGCCGCCTTTGACTCTGACGCCGATATAGTGGTGACGAACTATGACAATATTCCTAGCATTGATCCCACTACTTTTGACGGTTTGGTTTTTGATGAGCTTACGCGATTAAAAAACCCAAGCGGTAAAAGGTTTAAATATTTATTAAAAATCCTCGACAAGTTTCACATACGCTGGGGCTTGACAGGATCGTTTACGTCTAATGGCTTGGAGGACGTGTTCGGCCAGTGCAAGGTCGTTGATCAGAAACTGCTAGGCCGCAGCAAAGGCGCGTTCCTGCAACAGTATTTTTACTGTGTTAATCGTGACTATCAACAGTGGGAACCGCTGCCGGAAGCGCTCACGCATGTCATGGCCGCGATCAAACCAGCGTCGTATGTGCTAGAGGCTGGCGAGTATAAAGATAAGTTGCCGCCGCTAAACGTCATACCAATGCGTTGCGATATGGATCTCGCGCCGTATAATAAAATGAAAAAGGAGTTTGTCCTTGAACTTAATCAGACCATCAGCGCTCCAACGGCGGCAGTCGTTACGCAAAAGCTTCAGCAACTTGCCGGCGGCTTCATTTACGGACTGGATAAGCCGGAATGGATCGGATCCCATAAGTTTGATCTGTTGGATGAAATACTCGAAGAGAATCAACGAGCGAACACGATCATCGTTTACAACTACAAAGAAGAGTTAGCCGAACTTAAAAGACGTTATCCACAACTCTCTACTATGGATGACGCAAATGTAGTTGACAAGTGGAACAAAGGTGAACTTGAGCTTTTGGCCCTGCATCCAAAGAGCGCAGGGCACGGGCTGAACCTACAGTTCGGCGGCAACAAGATCATCTTCTTATCGTTGCCGTGGTCGCTTGAGCTTTACGAACAGACCATCGGACGACTGCACCGTAGCGGGCAGACAAAAGAAGTGTGGTGTTATGTTCTGATCTGTAATAAGACTATTGACGAGCGCATCTACGCAAGTCTGCATGACAAGCGTTCGTTAGCGGAGTTAGCTTTAAATGAACTGGCGTGAATTGAACGAAGTCCTGACGGACTATACGGAACAAGAGGTATTGGATCTCTTGGGTGACGAGCGCAAGAACGCTCGGCGGTCTACGGTCATTATACGTTTGCATCAGCGTTACACGACGTTGCGAATGTTGCGTGAGCGAGCCGAACTATTAGGGGAAATTGATGAATCCGCACGATCTACTACAACAGGCAAGCGAAATAATCGGCGAGCGAGGGGCTGACTACGGTGGAATTGAAGATAATTTTCAGCTTATTGCTGATCTGGCATCTTTGCGTTTGGGCCGCGATATTCACCCCTTTGAGGTAGCAATCATCATGGTCTGCGTTAAGAACGCAAGAGCGTTTAGCAGCCCGACGCATATCGACAGCCGTTTAGATGCAATGAACTACGAAGCGTTTGCGGCGATGTTCGCCAATGACTATGTGACCCAGAAAGAAGGTTCCGGCATTGGCTATAAGAAGCGCGCCGATCTGAAGCCCGCTAAGAAAGAAGATCTAAAGCCTGCACGCCGCGCGGAGCTTGCCGTAATCGACGATAAACTGAGCCGTTTCGGATCCACGGAGCCGCCGAAGTTCAGCGGCAACGGCGCGCTGTTGAGCGACTGAATATTGAGCGAGTGGCGGACACGATCCGCCGCTCGTTGACTGGCAGCTAGAAAGTGCCGTTGTCAAGATCAGAAATAGTATCGTCCACGGTTTTTGGAGCCATAACGACATTGGTCTGTTGCGCTTTCAGTTTGGCTTGCAGATCCATACGACGTGTGACTTCCTCACGCCGCCCACGATCATAAGCGTCGGCCATAAGAATCTTAGCTGCGCCGTAAAGCACAAGTAAAAGTATGCCGACTAAGATTGCAGTTGTCATGCGCCCGTGACGTTAAAGTCTTTAGCGCCGATCAGACCAATAGCAATCAACGCCGCTTGAAGCGAAGGCCAGTCGAGCGTCTTGGTCTGCCAAGCGTTGAAGAGGACACCAACGAGAGTGAGGACGCCAGGGATGGTGGTTTTCCAATTCTTAATCATTCGAGTGCTCCTCTAAAATAAATGCCAAGCATAAATGCTAGTTTCGCAACATATGACGCCGTAAGAGCGACAATGATTCTATTTAACAAGCGCTATGATCTGCGCTTTAACGTCTGCAATACGCGCAGACCAGCCTTTGCCAAACGTAGACCAGATCGACAGCGACTGCATAAACGCCAGACGTTTGTTCGTGACGGCCATAGCGACGTAGGTCTTGGTGGCTTGGATTGTTGCAGGGCCGATCTGACCGTCCTGCGTAACGCCGACAACAGCTTGAAGATATTTAGCTGCTCGCGATACGCCGCTGTTCACAGCAAAGTCGAACACAGCAAAATCAACGCCGTCGGGCAAATTATCTCCAGAAACACGATCCCAATAGAGGTTCTTGTAAATCGCCGCAACTTCCGAATCAGCAATAGCGCGCACGCTCTGCGTTGGGAGATTCTGTGATTTACGCCAACTGTCATAGACCGCTTGCGTAA